GTGGCGGCCACAGTGAGCGCCAGCCAAAGTCGTTTGGAGTTGCAAGCCCGACTCTTGGCCGAGGGCATGAAAAAGCTCTTCAAGGGCATTTTGTATCTGATGACCACCCATCAGGACAAGCCTCGGATGATTCGTTTGCGTAATGAGTGGGTGCAGATTGATCCGCGTGTTTGGAACACATCAATGGATGTGACGGTCAACATTGGCTTGGGTAACGGTGACACCAATGACCGCATTCAGGCTTTGACTAATATTGCCAACAAACAAGAGCAGATCATTCAGCAATATGGTTTGAATAATCCTGTTGTGACACCGGCCATGTACATCCGCACGATTCAGAAAATCGTTGAGTTGTCTGGCGTGAAAGACGCATCTAGCTATTTCCAAGCACTGCCTGCTGATTTCCAGATGCCGCAAGAACAAGCATCGAAACCGACACCGGAAGAAGTGCTGGCGCAGGTGCAGGCGCAGTCGATCCAAGCAGACATCCAGAAGAAGGCTGCCGAGCTGGAGTTGAAGCGCGAGCAGATGATCCGCGATGACGATTATCGAAGAGATCAACTGGCACAAGACTTAATGCTCAAGAAGTACGAATTAGAGTTAAAGTACCAGACACAAATTAGCACTGCTGAGATTCAAGCGCAGCAGGCTATGGATCGGGAAGCCATGCAGCAAGAGTCTGCCATCGTCCAACAGGCGGTGCAGACAGCGGCGAATGTGCCTCCACCCATCAACCTTAATGGAATGGCTCAATGAACGAAGAACAGGTAAGAAAAGGCCGCAAGTCCGAGCAATTTATGCAGGACGAGGTATTTGCAACGGCCTTGGAGAAGATGCGCGGAGATTTGCTGTGGGAGTTTGAGAACAGCAAGCCTGAAGAGGCTGCCAAGCGTGAAATCTGTTGGGCGCAGTTGCGTGCCATCGAGAACTTCAAAAACGAACTCACCAAAATGATTGACAACGGCAAGGTGGCACAGCGTGCCATCGAACGCGCACAGAAAAATCTTGTTTAATTAAGGAAATAGACCAATGCAAACAGTAGCACCAACGCCAGCGGCGAGTGTTGTACAAGGTCCGATGAATATGGCTGAAGCAGCCAATGCACTTGCTGGGATGCTCCCCGATGAGGGACAAGAGGAGAGCAGCGAGGCGCAGTTGCCCGATGAGGGCGCGGCGGTAGATGAAGAGTTGCTAACCGATGCAGACGCGGATGGTGACGAAACTGATACCGAACAATCCGAAGAAGATGAGAATTCTGAGGAGGAAGAACAGCCACAAGTCTTCACCGTCAAAGTTGACGGTAAAGAAGTCGAGGTGACGCTGGAGGAACTCCAAAAGGGATATTCAAGGACTCAGGATTACACACGCAAAACGCAGCAAATTGCCGAAGTGCGAAAGCAACAAGAGGCAGAGTTGCAGGCAGTGCGTGCCGAGCGCGAGCAGTACGCTCATTTGTTGGGTGCTCTAGAGGCACAGGTTCAGCAGGCAGCGCAGCCAAACATTGATTGGGATCGTCTTTATCAGGAAGACCCCATCGAATGGGTAAGGCAGCGCGAGTTGATGCGTGAAAACCAAGAGAAGAACGCGGCCATCCAATCGGAAAAGCAGCGACTCTCTGAGTTGTCACAGCAAGAGCAAATGCAACAGCAGCAGATGTTGTTGCAACAGGAACAAGAGGCTTTGATGGCCGCCATCCCTGAGTGGAAAGACTCAAAGAAGGCGGCTGCTGAGAAGGCAATGCTTGTTCAATTCGGCCAAAAGGCTGGGTTCTCACCTGATGAACTGAAGAATGTTGTGGATCACAGGGCGGTTGTGTTGCTGCGTAAGGCGGCACTGTATGACCAGATGATGTCCAAGCGTGGACAGATCAAGCCGGTGACGAACAATGGGCCAAGACCTGCCAAGCCTGGCGCAGCAGGGCGAGTCTCCAACAACACAGAAGCGATGCGAGCACAACAGCGTCTAGCAAAAACTGGCCGTGTCGATGACGCGGCTGATGCAATCTTCAAACTTCTGAAATAAGGAAACATCATGACTATCGTAGCAAACACATTCACGACCTACTCTGCAAAGGGTATCCGTGAAGACTTGAGCAATGTCATCACCAACATCGCTCCCGAAGAAACACCGTACCAATCCAACATTGGCCGCGAAACCATTACAAATACTTTGTTTGAGTGGCAGACCGACACATTGGCAGATGCAGCCGCAAATGCTCAGTTGGAAGGTGACGATGTCGGCACATTCGATGCAGTTGTCGCAACTGTTCGTTTGACCAACTACGCTCAGATCGCACGCAAAACCATCGTCTTGTCAAACACTGAAGAAGTGGTCAACAAAGCAGGACGGCGTTCTGAGTTGGCTTATCAGATCGCCAAGCGCGGCTCTGAGTTGAAGCGTGACCAAGAATTCACATTCTTGAATGGTGCAGTTGCTGCCGCTGGTAACACCACCACAGCACGCGCTACTGCCTCTTTGGGTGCGTTTGTCAAGACCAATACCGACAAGCAAACCAACGGCGCTGACCCAAGCTACACCACATTGCCAAACAATGCGCGTAGTGACGGTAATGTGCGTACTTTCACTGAAACCATTCTCAAGAATGTGATTCAGAAAGTATGGACACAAGGCGGCACACCAAAAATCCTGATGGTTGGTCCTGTCAACAAGCAGCGCGTGTCCGGTTTCTCTGGCATTGCATCTTCACGCTTCAACATCAACGGTGGCGAAAAGCCTGCCGTGTTGATCGGTGCAGTTGACATCTATGTCAGCGACTTTGGTAATGTGGCCGTTATCGCTAACCGCTTCCAGCGCGAGCGTGATGGTTGGGTCATTGATCCTGAGTACGCAAAGATGACCGTCCTGCGTCCTTACCAACAATTAGAGTTGGCGAAGACAGGTGACGCTGAGAAGCGTATGTTGTTGATCGAATTCGGCCATAAAGTCTTGGCTGAAAACGCTCACGGCCTTTGCGCTGACTTGTCTACTTCTTAATCGACTGAGAGGAATAGGGGGAGGAGAAATCCTCCCCTTACTTATATGGAAAAACGATTTTTTGATGCAAACCCCGAAAAAGGGATCACGCGCACTTGGCACTACAACGAGGACACTGATGAGGCAACGATTCAGACAACTCAGGATTTGACTGCTGTCATTGAGGCCAACAAGCGCGACTTTGCCACCATCGACAACAAAGCAAACTGGAAGGGTGAATGGCATCATGTGGCCAGCATTCCTGAATCCATTTACTTTCAGTTGAAGGCCGAGGGCAAGATTGATGATCCGGTTTACATGAAGAAATGGTTAAACGATTATGACAACAGATTCTTTAGAGTAAGGCCAGGTCAAGTATGAAATACATTGCAGTCTGCACCCCAGCGCGTGACATGGTCCACACCAATTACACCTATTGCATGGTCAACATGGTGGCGTATCACACGCTCAACACCACTGACGCTGTAAGCCTCAAGATACTGCAAGGCACGCTGATTCAAAACCAGCGTGCTGATTTGTGTTTGGACGCAATGCGTGAAGGTTGCAGCCATATCCTTTTCATTGACTCGGACATGACTTTCCCGCAGGACATGATTGGCCGATTGCTGGCGCATGATGTGGACATCGTGGCGGCCAACTGCGCCAGACGCAGAATGCCCACAGGTCCGACAGCGCAGAACTACGATGAGAACGGCAAGCGCCAACAGGTTTACACCATGCCTGAATCCACCGGATTGGAAGAAGTTGGCTCTGTTGGCACTGGCGTGATGCTAATCAAGCGCGAAGTGTTTCAGGGGATGTCTGAGCCGTGGTTTGATATGCCATGGCAGACCGGCACTCGCGGCTACATGGGCGAAGATGTCTTCTTCTGCAAGAAGGCGCAGGAACTGGGTTTCAAGGTGTATATTGACCATGATGTCTCGAAAGAAATCGGACACATTGGCACATTTGAATTCCGACATGAACACACATGGGTGATGAAGGAACAGCTCGAAAAAGAGGCAGTCTAAATGGCATTGACCACCTACACAGAATTGAAGACATCGCTGGCCGATTGGCTTAATCGGTCTGATCTGACTTCAGTTATTCCTGACTTCATCAGTCTGGCCGAGTCACAAATCGAGAGACAGTTGCGTACACGACAGATGATTGTGCGTGCGACTGCCACCATTGACACAGAGTATGGCGCTGTGCCTGGTGATTTCTTGGAAACCAAGTCACTGAAACTCAACACAAATCCAGTTACCAATCTGACATTTCAGACCATTGATGCCATGGATTCGCTCTCCAACACCACCTACTTGTCCAGCGGCAAACCGTTGTACTTCACTATTGTTGGCGGACAGATCAGGGTGCTGCCTATACCTGATGGCTCATACACCGCAGAGTTGGTCTACTACGCCAAATTGACAAAGTTGTCATCGACTGTTGCCACCAATTGGCTGCTAACTCAAGCGCCTGATGTCTATTTGTATGGCGCATTGTTGCAGGCTGCTCCTTACCTACAAGACGATGCGAGAATCCAAGTGTGGTCTAGCTTGTATCAGGTTGGGCTTGAACAGTTACAAATTGCCGATGATCGTGGCTCAACCTCTGGCGGCGCGTTGATGGCGCGTGCTAGGTCTTTTGGATAAGGGAAAGAGATGTCATCATTTACCGACTACACAGAGAATTTGGTGCTGAATTATTTATTCACCGCCAATTCTGTAACACGCCCAACAGCTTGGTATATCGGGTTATTCACTGCCGCGCCATCTGACGCTGGTGGCGGCACTGAGGTGTCAGGCAATGGCTATGCGCGTGTGGTTACAGGCACGCTGTCTGTCTCTGGCACTTCACCAACAAACTGCACCAATGACGCTGCCATTGAGTTTGCAGCGGCCTCTGGCGGTAATTGGGGAACGATCACACACATTGCCATTATGACGGCCATCACATCAGGAACAATGCTTGGATGGGCTGCATTGACCACCAGCCGGACCATCAATGATGGCGATATCTTGCGTATTCCTGCTGGCGACTTAGACATTACACTGACTTAAGAGGTTTTACTATGGCCTTGGTGCTTAAAGATAGGGTCAAAGAAACCTCAACAACAACAGGTACAGGTACATTCACCCTGCTGGGTGCATCTACTGGTTTTCAGTCGTTTTCATCTATTGGAGACGGCAATACAACCTACTACGCAATCGCCTTGCAAGGCGGCTCTGAGTGGGAAGTTGGTATCGGCACATACACATTGTCAGGCACAACGCTGGCTAGGACAGCAATACTGGCATCAAGCAATTCTGGCTCTGCTGTCAATTTCTCTGCGGGAACAAAAGATGTGTTTGTCACTTACCCCGCAGGCCGGTCTGTGATTGGTGGTGAGGGTTACACCGAAAACGATATTGAGATCAATGTCAGCTCAACCATTAACGCAGGCAGAAACGCCATGAGCGCAGGTCCAATATCTGTGGCTTCAGGTATTACGGTTACCGTTCCAACTGGCTCTGTGTGGACTGTGGTGTAAAGGAAAACAATGTCACAAGTAGCAATCTCAGGAAATGCAAGTGGTACAGGAACGCTGACCATTGCCGCACCTAATACAAACAGCAACTTCACGCTGACGTTGCCGACAAACACAGGCACATTGATTTCAACAAAGAGTGCAGGGACTGTGTTGCAAGTTGTGCAAACAGTAAAAACAGATACATTTACAACATCATCTACTTCTTTTGTGGATGTAACTGGTTTTTCAGCAAGTATTACACCAACCAGTGCAACTAACAAAATTTTGGTTATTGCAAGTTGTTATGCTTCTCCTAGTCTTGCAAATTATGCAATTTTAGGCAAATTAGTTCGTGGATCAACAGATATTGCAATAGGAGATGCAAGAGGTTCTAGCACAAGAGTTACTTTTAGCACATCAGCAAGTTCAACAAATTGGTCATCTTTTTTTGGAGTTACTTTTTTAGATAGCCCAGCAACTACATCATCAACAACTTATAAAGTACAAGTAGCCGCTGAATCAGGATCAACATTACTTATTGGTGGAAGCTATACCTCTGGTGCTTCATATAATGGTAGTTCACCAATAATTTTAACTTTGATGGAGATAGTGGCATGATTGATGCAATTTATAAACTATATCCTCAAGTTGTTACAACCAATGGCGATATAGCTTACGATGCAGATGGTAATGAAGTTGCATACGATAAGGATGCAGTTCAAGCATACATAGATGCACACGCATATATAGCCAAAAGAGCATCAGAATACCCATCAATCACAGACTACCTTGATGGCGTAGTCAAAGGCGATCAGACGCAGATTAACAAGTACATCGCTGATTGCTTGGCAGTCAAAGCTAAATATCCCAAGGTGACTACATGACCATAGCAATCTCAGGCACAACGGGAATCACCCTTGATGGGCAGTTTAATTCTGCGTCATCCTTTGGATTCCGCAACCGCATCATCAATGGTGCAATGGTGATTGACCAAAGGAATGCGGGGGCGAGTGTTACGGTAAACAGCAATACTGACTTTTTTGCTGTTGATAGATGGGCCGCAAATGGTCAATCAACAGATGGGGTTTTTACTTCACAACAAAGTTCTACGGCTCCGATTGGTTTTGTGAATTCACTTGTTGCTACCGTAACCACAGCGGATAGTAGCATTGGAGCATCACAGCGTTACTTCATTGG